AGCAGGACTATCATCTCCTTCTAACTGACGGTTAGCCGAACCAGCAACAATTGTATCAATTTGCCATTCAAACAAAGTTGCTTCAGCTTTACCTTTACTACAGCCAGAAAGAAAGGGAGTATCCATCGGAGCGATATTATAAATTACGTCAGACAAGTCTTCTCGAATAGTCGCACCAGTATAAGTGGTAGCGGTATTTGTAACGATTGCCATTTTAATATCTCCTAAAAATAATTATTCTAGCATATCAAAGATTACATCAGCCGCATCATCGACATGGCCTGTTTCTTTGAGACGCCCCAATTTAGCAGTACGCTTGCGCGCTTTGGAGGGAGCCTTATCTTGCTTTGCTTTTGATCGAACTACCTTTGGTTTATTCCTGACTTTCTTGGAGCGAACTGCTTGTTGCTTTCCTCGAACATCATCATAAGCCTTGGCTTTCATTAGCATAAGAATAGATCGGTGATCCACTAGAGTATCTAATTCTTCCTTAGTGTACCCTTGTCCAACGGCATATTCTCCAATAGCTTTGGAGATTGCCATACGCTTTTCATCATCTCGCCATTCCGGTAGGATCTGAGACATCTTATGATGTTCCTCCATCCACATCCGTTTTTGCTGTTCTGCCATTTCAGATTGCTGTTGTTCAGCAGCAGCCTTATGTTGATTCTGAAGTTCTGTTATTTGTTCTTGCGCCTGTCTATAGTCATCACGCTTGGTCAAATATTCTTCTCGATCTTCAGTCTTTAAGCGTTCCCAATCTACATTCTGGAATTGCTGCAGATGTGCATAGTTTGTTGAGATGGCCGCTTCAACGGCATCGACATACTGTGCTCTAGCTTGCTGAGTCTGTTGGATTTCCTGCTGCGCTTGTTGCATCGCACCATCCATCTGTCTTCGATGTTCAGCTAACTCTTGAGTTTTCTTTGTATAATCTGCTTGTCGAGAGTAACCCTTTAAGAGTTCGTCTTCAGTGACCTCAACATCCTTACCATCAACTCTGACAGTATAGACAGTTTCGGTTTCCGACTCATCTTCAGATTCTTCTTCTTCAAGTGATTCTTCAGTCTCTTCTTCTTCAGCATCGTCTTCAGTCTCTTCTTTAGATCCATCAACGACTCTGTTTTCAGAAGGTTCCGGTTCATCTTCGGATACTTCCTCTGATGCTTGCGTTTCTTCAGATTCTTCGGTGTCCTCCGGTGGAGGATTAATCATCTTTAGAAATGCTTCTCCTGCTTCCTCTAGACTACCCGCTTGAGCGGTTGAGGTTTCTTCTGCTTGCGGGGCCATTTGCGTGTCCGCCATCTTCAAATCTCCTATATATGATATTCCTTGAGTTTTCGCGCAATCTCACCTGTCTCTATAATCGAGATAATATGTGTGCGAATCCTTTCAAGGAGTCTCAGAGAGAGCCAGCAATGTTCTCTGGCTTCAGTTTCCCTGATACCAGAATGGTACCAAGTATTTCTTAGTTCTTGTTCTAGCGTGTCTAATGTTTCTTTAAATATTGGATCATTAAGAAGTCTATTAGCACGTTCTTCTTGAATTGTTGACATTATGTTTTACGTGTCTTTTTCTTGTCTTTTTTGTATCTTTCCATACCGGCTTTAGTATAAGGGTAATGTACAGTCTTCTTTCCTTTTTTAAGTTTCGGCACTATCCTTTCCTCTTTGTTGCCATTTTTTTAAATGTTTTAGCCAGCGAAGCTTGTCGCTTAGTTGTAGTTGTAGCTTTTGATCCCTTTTTTAGAACCTTATTTGCATAGGCTTGCACACTCATACCGGCAGCATTCGCCTTCTTCGTGAATGCTCCCTTTTTTAATTTAGCTTTTTGAATCCACTTTGCCATAATTATCCTATCGCTACAGGTCTACCCTGTTCTGCTTCGAGTGCAAGTTCAGCCATCTTCAGTTGTGCATCTACAGCATCTGAGGCAGCTACTTGCTCCATCTTCTGCTGTTTTATCTGTATGTCTGCGGCTTTAATTTCAAGCTCTCTCTGCTTGAGCTGCATCTCTTGCTGGTCTAACTGTTCCTGTGGATTAGGTTCTGGAGGAACGCTGTCTGGATCAGTTAAGAAGTCATCAACATTCTGGAAGCCCATATTCTTTATAAGAGCTGCACCCATATTGTACATATTCTTCTCACTGACAATCTTCAATCCACCACGCATAGCATCACCAGCAAACCCTAACATCGTAGTTAGGTGCATAAGCTGCTGATCTTTATTACCACTACCAATACCAACAGATACTGTGCAGTCATACTTATCCTTCCACATATCAGGACGCACAGGAACCCATTGATTTCTAAGCATAATTACACGCTCATGGTCTTGGTTCTTTAGAACTAACTCATAGATATTCCTCATCAGTTCTTTAACACCAGTCTCAGCAAAGCATCGAGCTATCAGTTCTACTCTTGATTGCGCTGCAGTCATTGTAGCGGAAACCGCTGAAGCTGTCGTGTGAGACGTTAAAGCATTATCATTCAATCCCTGAGAGTATTTGTTCACACCGCTTCTGGACTCGCGGAGTTTATCAAGGTACTCAAGCATGGCAAAGGATGACTGCTCTAGTTGAGGAGTAGCCAAAGGCATAACCGCATTAGGACTCTTTACGCGAACTACCCCACCGGGGCGTTGCGTAAGTAAGTCATCAAGGTTAGCTTGCCCTTCGATGACTGCATACCTACCAAAGTTCTGGTTATACATATTGTCCATGAGGTTACGCATCAAGGTTGACTTAATTAATTGAATATCCATAATCAAATCAGCAATGGACAAACCAAAGAACTTATGCGGGATCTTTATTGGTGTAATACTTACAAAGGGAATGCGATCAATAGGTTCATTCTCTATAATAAAATCGCCTACAGAACAAACCTTTCGTAGTTCTGCAATACCATCACCGTCGAAATCAGTACGCATATAGCTTTCATGCAGCCAATATTCTTGTAGTGCTTCTTCACCACCTAGAGCAACAGAGTCACCACCGAATGCAGTATCAGCAGAGTTATCAAAGGAATAACGTGCGTTTGATCCACCCCATGTCGATGCATCAAAGTCATACTGACCGCTAGATAACTTCATAGGATCAAAATCTGTATCTGGATACATCTCACGCAACTCAGATAAAGTCTTCTTTACTCTATGACAGACAAACCTAGCTTCCTCAATCGTCTTGGATTCTTTTGAGATTAAGAATTCATCAGGTACTACATTCTCAATCCTTACTTTACCGATGTAAGCCTTACGAGTAATTACTACATCGTGATACCCACCTTCAGGAGTATGCTCAAGTATTTCTACACCGGGACTCATAAGAAGAGCGTTGAACTCTTGCTCATCTAAGTTATTATATTCTTCTCGATTATAGTCCTCGTACTCATCCCACCAGCATTTGACTATACCGTTCTTTTGAAGTAAAGCATCCGTAAACCACGTGTATAGTATTTCCCAACCGGGATTATCTTTAGTAAAGATATAGTTTACATAGTCGGTCGCTTGCTTTGCTGACTCTACATCTTCCGGGCCAACAGGGCTAAAGCTGACCATCTCATCACCTGAAGCAAACACACGCATGAGAGAAGGCTTGATCCACTCTATAGTGTCCATTACAGTGGAATCAACATACTGACTACGACCCTCAACCTCATTACCGAATTTCTCAGCATAGTAATACCGCATAGCCTCTTCCCTTTGCAGAGAAATAGTATCACTATATCCTAAAGCATCCGCAATCTCGCTTCCGATTCTAGCTAGTAATTCTGAATCTGTTATTTTAGATGATGCCATAATTCTTGTATGTTATATCCTGTGTCCACTCAGGGTCTTTGCCTGATATAGCGAACCGTTGAGATTGAAAAGCGTACCTTGTTGCGCTCATAAGATCATCCCTGAACGGTACGACCTTCCCTGCCTTCCTGTGATACATTCTAAATTCTTCAAACCAATCACTTAATGTAGAAAATACCTTAAATTTACCAGACTCCATTGACTGAAGCATTGCCATTATCCCTTCTTCTACAGAGTTAGAACCTTTGTTCTCCCCTAAAGCTGGAGGATTGGCAAAGTGAGACATAAGGAAGTTACAACCTAGATTGCGGTACTGAGTAGCCAAACCGGGATTACCCATAGAATCTCGTCTATTGCCATCATGGGGATAAGCAATGGGGATAAAATGAGATCTAGATCGTATAGTTTGGGCGTGTACCGCTGGAGAGGCTTTAGACTCCCTATAACAGTCATATACATAAAATACATCCTCATCTCTATCCACAGCACACCACACTACCGCTGTAGGATGGTCCCAACCAAAGTCAATAGCCGCTATTCTAGGCCAATGATCCTTAATTTCAATAGGATCAATGATAAGTCTCTCTTCGTTAACAGGGAATATAAGCCCTGAACCTATAGATGGTCTACCATATCTACGCATTTCTCTCTCATGTGGAGAGTATGCGGATAGAATCTGTTCCATAACGGACTCAGATAGATGCCCTTGTTGACCATTTAAAGACTTAATCTTCTCAGACGCATCATCCCATGTCGCATTGACTAGGCTCTGTCCGGGCTGTATACGGTTCATAAAGGCCGCTACAGTCTCAGTCATACCCGCCTCAGGGGTAAAGGTCATATAGACCATACCGCGCCTGTCTAGCGTCCTAGTGACCGCTTGTGAGTAGATGTCTCTGTGTGGTTCTTCATCCAACCAAACCACATCAACAGACCTACCCTGCCACTTCTCCGATCCCATCTCATAGGCTTTGAAATGTAAAGAAGAGTTCCCACCGCTGACATGTCGTATTAATGCAACACTTTTAGCGTTTGGCACACCCGGCTTTCTTTCCGTCTTTATTATATAATTCTTGGGAATTGCACCGGAACCAAATGCGTCAAGATCATCAGGGGAACCCAATAACTCTGCCTGTACTATATCTCTTGTAGTCTCATTAGATATACCACCAGCCCATGCTGTGATAGGTTGATCGTATCTCCTTCCTTTCCACCATTCAGGGTATATCCCTCGCAGATGGAAGGACATCTCTGCTGCACCGCAGTATGATTTCCCTATACGGTTAGCAATCCTGTTGAATCGTATTCTTTTTTTCTGTTCTCTAAGGAGTTCTAAGTTTCTATTAATGTCTCGTGAGAGCATCTATTTCTTTTCTGATTTCCTCGTCTGACATTTGTTCAACTGTCGTTGTTTCGATTCTTTCAACGGGTTTGAGGCCAGCTCTGTCAAGTAAATCCTTAATAGCTCCAAGACGTACAGACTCACTCTCTGCTTCTCTAGCAAGTTCTGTAAGCCAGTTAAGTCCCTCCGGGATCTTGTCCGCTAATACTTTTTGAGTTGCCTCAAGTATTTCATGTCGGAGTTGAGCCTTGAGTTGAGAACCCTTAACCTTTGCAGTCTTCTGGGAGTATCCACTAGCAATAGCAGACTTAGTGGCATTCCCAGTAAGTACATAGTTCTCTATGAATTGGTCTTGTTTATCTGTCATGTCCA